TTCAAGAGGGTAGTAATATTTTAACCACGCCGTCCAATATGAGAGCGTAGAGTAAGCAACCGCATGAGACTTGTTGAACGAGTATCCCGCATGCGCTTCAAAGTCATGCCATAGATCACGAGCCTGATTGGGACTAATATAGGCAGAAGCACCAGTAACGAATTGTTCTTTGTATACATCAAATTCCTTAGCATCCTTTTTCTTGCCAATGATTTTTCTAACTTTATCTGCCTCTGACATGGACATACCGCCAAGGTGTACGCATGCCTGCATAACTTGCTCCTGGTAAAGAACGCACCCATAGGTATCCTCCGTATATGGCTTTAATATCTGATGTAAATATGATACAGCCTGTTTTCCATGTTTACGAGCAATATAATCTTTTCCAATAGTATTCATTGCACCTGGACGAACAAGAGCATTAGATGCTGCAAGTTCATTAAAATTCTTTACTCCCATTTTAACTAAAAGGTTTGTATATGGCGTTGCTTCACATTGAAATACTCCCTTTGTATATCCGTCAGAAAGCATTTCGTAAACCTTTGGATCTGCTATATCAATAGATAGTAAATTTATTTCTTCATAGTGATTTTGCTTAATCATTGCTACTGCATCTTGAATTACGCTTAGTGTTTTTAATCCAAGTGCATCAATTTTAATAAGACCAATTTTTTCAGCCTCTTCCATGTCAACACCAACGACTGGAATGCGGTTATCAGATCCAGGAGAAGAACGAGTTTCCAACGGCGCAAACCTAAAGATTGGATCTTTGCTAGTAACAACTCCTGCAGCGTGAATACCAGTACCCCTAATACGACCACGTAATTGTTCTCCATATATCTCTACCTCTGGATATTTCTCACGGAACTCCCGTGTTGTTTTTGAAGTGCAATACTCATCCCAAGTATCAACTAATTTTAAAACCTTATTAACATCTGTCAATGGAATGTTTAAAACTCTTGCAACATCTCTTACGACACCTTTATCTTTAAACTCTAAAAATGTTGCAATAGATGCAACGTGTCTATATTGTCTAACTAAATAATCTTTTACTTCATCACGTCGTGTATCTTGAATGTCTGTGTCAATATCAGGAAAGTCATTACGTTCAGGGTTAATAAAACGGAAAAACAGTAAACCATGTTGTAGTGGGTCTATGTCTGTGATACCAAGTGTGTAGCAAACCAAAGAACCAGCAGATGATCCACGACCTGGACCAACCAATATGTTTTCTTTTTTAGCCCAGTTAATCATGTTTTGAACTACAAGGAAATATGGTGCAAACTTTTTATCTTTAATGATCTGCAACTCTTCCTCTAATCTTAGTTCATAAGAATCATTGCCAACCCAAGAGGACGTAAGTTTCATATTTTCAAGTGAGGTAAAAGCAAGATCTCTTAACTCTTTGTCTGGGTTTTTGTATTGAACTGGCAGAAGGTTTAGGCCATCCTTAATGTCATAGTCTTCTACTGTATCTGCTAGTAGTTGTGTATTTGAGTATATGTCTTCTCTATCAATACCCTGCAATTCCATAGCAGATTTAATTTCTTCATAAGATAATAGGTGAATGTCAAACTTATTAAATGTAATTTGTCTGTCTTCTCCATAAAGATAATCTAATCTTTCCATCATATTTGTTTTTTTCTTAGACTTTTCATATGATGAATCTTTATTAATTTTTGCATGGGTATTTAAAAGCAATTTAAATTCTTGAATCTCTCTCTGAGAGGTATCTGAATGATGACAGTCTGGTGTAACTATAGCCTTTATATTAAACTCGTCTGCAAGTTCAAGCAAAGACTTATTGATCTCTGAAGTATTGTGTGGCATAACTTCAATATAATAATTGCTACCAAAATTATCTTTAAACCATTTAATGTGTTTTTTAGCAAGTGCAAACTCTTGCTCTTCTAATGCTTTAACAATTACACTACTTGGACAGGCAGAAGTAACAATGATACCTTCTTTGTATTTTTCTAGTATTGCAAAGTCAAACCTTGGTTTTTTAAAAAACCCGTCGGTCCATGCAATTTCACTAATTTTATTAAGGTTTTCTAAACCTTTTTGGTTCTTGGCTAGAAGGATAATGTGATTGTAAACAAGATCTTGTTGACCTTCTCTTTCAGACTTATCTCTTTTATCGGATATGTCTAAACACATGTATCCTTCTAAACCTAGAATTGGCTTAATACCTTTTTCTTTTGCAGAACGATACAACTCTCTGTGACCAGAAAGTGTACCGTGATCTGTAATTGCAAGAGCGTTCATACCCAACTTGCTAGCACGGTCTACATACTCTTGTGGAGTTGCTATGCCGTCAAATAGGGAGTAGTGAGTATGAACATGTAAGCCTACATAGTTCATCTATTACCAGTCTACGTTAGTAGCAGATGAAGTTGTTGGGCCATCAAACCCAAGATAAAATGCTTCTTGTTCAGCATAAGGAATTTTCTTTAATGCTAATTCAAGAGCATAAGGCTTAATTTCTGCCCAGTTAAATGGCTCTGTGTCTGGTGCTCCTGGAATGGTTGTATAACTTGTTTCAGTACCCTGCCCATTGCGCTTAACTTTCCAGACTACGTTTGATATGCTACCTGTTTCAAGAGCATACTCACGAAGTGTATTAAATGCTGATTGCTTGCTAACACCCATTGACCAAATAGCCACATATGGTGCTTCAATGCCATCGTCTACTAGAACATTGCAGTAAAAGCGAAGACGTGCTCTCCAGCCAGCCTTCATATCTTTACGATGCATTTCTTCTGCCCAGTCACGACCTTCTGATTCCATTGTATCTACAGCCTTACGCTTATAGTCTTTTGGATTTGTATGTTCTTTAACAACAAGAGCAAGACCACGATCTGGACTGTAGTTTGCAGAGTCTTCATCTAACTCTTCAATGAAACGGATTTTTACTGATTGACCATCGGCAAGTTTAAGCCATCTTACCTTTGGTGAGTTTTCATCATATTTTGGCTTGTCGAGCAGGGCATTTATATTCTTGAGTCCCTTTATAACGCTCATATTTTTCTCCTTCGTTTTGTTATTTTTAGTTTAACATAGAAGATATAGATTTGTCAAACTGAAACTCAATGTTTCTAATTGCCTGATCATCCATATCACCTATATCTTTATATTTTTTATCTATGTTAATTACGCTGACTAATGAACCAAGTTTTTCAATTAACTTATCTTTCATTATTAGACCAGCCTCATCGTTGTCTGCAACAAGTACAACATTATTGAAGTACTTTTCTAACAGTTTAATCTGCGATGCAGATACGTTAGCCCCCAGTGTTGCAACTGCTGGGAATCCTATTTGGTCTAGCCTTATAGCATCAAAAGATGACTCAACTACATAAACAAGACTAGAACTTTTAACTCTATGTAAATTAAATAATATCTTACCCTTTGGAAGTCCTGGAGTATTTTTAAATTCCTTGCCTTCAACAGATCTACCAACAAAACCAATTGTCATTCCGTCTGGTGAGTGAACTGGAATAGTAACCATGTCTTGTTTTTCTGAATATCCCAAAGCAAATTTTTTGATTGACTCTTCAGTAATAAACCTGCTAGCATAGTATCTTGTTGCTCTTGGGAGTTCAAGTGCACTGTTGTTTAATCTTTTAATTAATACTTCATCATATTGAACAAAGTCTGGTGGAGCATACATGGCTTTATTAATTACGCTCTCAATATTGGTTTCAGTTTCTTTACTTTTTATATATCTTGCTGCTTCAAAATATGTTCTGCCAGTTACAAACATAACAAACTCTTCAAGACTTTTTGTAGTTTGACAACTAAAACAAAAAAACAAACCACTATCTTTTGCAATTTCTGCAGCAGGAGTTCTTGTGTTATTGTGATACGGGCAATAGATAATAAAGTCATTACTAAATTCTGTTTCTATGTCAGTTCCAGCACCGTTAAGAACTCTTTGTATTTGTTCTTTACTATAAATATTACTTGGCATCTTCGTAATCCTTATAACGATAATAACCTTTGTCAAAATCTACCTGCACTAAAAAATCTCCCATAAAACCATTTCTATTTTTTCTAAATACGCACTCAATAATATCACTATTAGTAGCACGACCAAGGGCCATTACCCAGTCAGCATCATATGCAATCTGTCTAGACCAAGCAGTTTGACCAAGTGTAGGAGCACTGCTCAAGTCTTTAACATCATCGGGAGTAGCAGATGAGATAGCAATAATAGGCACCTCTTCGCTAATAGCCATAAGTTTAAGTTCTCGTGAAAGATTTTTCATACGTACTGTTTCATTGTCAGACTTTTGATTAGGAGACATTAACTGTAGGTAATCAACAATAACAAAGTCTGGTTTATATTGATCAATCTTTCCACGAATTACAGAAGGATTAACTTCTCCACCGTTATCATTTGAAATAATATGAAACTCTGGCCTGCCTTCAACTTTATTTTTGTGCCAATTTTTTAACATGTCAAGTTCAACTTCTCCATTGCTGAGTTTACGATGAGACCAAACACCTTCACCCATAATTGCAAATACACGATTACGAACTTCTGTTTCTGACATTTCAAGAGAAATAATTAAGGGAGATTTGCCTTGCTTCCATGCTTGAACAGCAAAGTATAAAGCCATCCAAGACTTACCAATGCCAGGGTAGGCTAGAAATACTCCAAGTTGTCCTGGCATAATTCCAGAAGGTAGGTAATTATCAAATCCTGGAAGGTTAGTTTTAATACCAATTTGACCAGTTTCTTTTTGTAATTTAATCTTTTCAAAGTACGCTATTGCAGATTCTAAGTCGGTTGCATCAATATCACGAATAGCAGATGTGTTTTTCTTTAACTCAGAGGTTTTTGTAATAAGTCCATTAAGGGCTTCTGCGCCATGACCAGTCTGCACTTCACTTGCTGCAGATCTTAAAATATCTTTTAAACTATCATTTAAATACTCTACTTGTAATTCATCAAGATGATGTTTAGTAGCACCAACATTTTCTACTGGCTGAAAATCTCTAAACTTTTCTACTACTAGGGACGTTGGTGGAACCGTGCTATTGTTATCAAAGTATAAACGAATAAAGTTCCAGACATCGTTATGCGTTCTAAGAAGATTTTCTACGTTTGCTTGTAGCAAAACATGCATTTGTTTATCTTGTAATAAAGCCGAAATAACTTTTGCTTCTGTATTATTCACTAAGCCACCTTCTTGCTAATTTCCTGCGCTCTGATCTTTCTTCAATGTCTTTCTTTAACTCTAGTTTACTATTAATAATTTTTTCTGCATTATATGCAAAGTAGTTCCAACTAGGCTCTTGTGCAATACTAAAATAATATTCAAGTAAATCATAACATTCAGAAATACCATAAGATTCTATAAGTGCATCAGAAGACCATTGCTCTACGTTTAAATTTAAAGATGGCTTTTGCTCGTATCTTGCTGTGTGCAATTTACTATACCTGCTAAGCAAAGCCATACGGTCTTTGCGTTCAGCCATTAATTTGTATCGTCAGCCTCTAGTTGTGCTTCTTTAATTTTTTCTGTTAATTTGTCTTCAACAAATTTATAAACCCTATCAAAGGCTTGATTATCATCTTCATTGCTACGCTTTGAATCGACCACTCCTAGGTCAATTCTTAGTGACTGGAAGTTACCCAAGTTAAGAGTATATCCTAGCGTTACTGATACTTTTGTATTTTCGTTTTCCATTACCCCACCTTTTCTTGTTTTAAATATTTTCTGACCAGATTGGGATATATCTTCCGTCATCTGTTCTTGTATATGTAAGTATACCTTTTCCCATTCGTCGTGTCAACTCTTGATTTGTTGGCGTCATATTATTTGTTATTAATCCATCTTTTCTTGGTTGTCCGATATGTATAGATGCCAGTATATCACGAATTACCTGGACTGCGCTTTCTGAATAATATGATCTTATTTGCCATCCTGTTTGACCATTTAATTTTGATCCTATTGGTGAAGGAATAATACCCTTTTTTATTAGTGTTGGCATATACTTTCTATGACGATTAATTAATCTAGCAGTCTCAGCAACCGTATAAGCCTTTTCTCTATTTTTTCTAAAATCGGTACGCAAACAAGTTTCAATTCTATCTTTAGTAATATTATATACTGAAACTAATCCAGTAGATCTAGAACTATGATATAGCCTTACCAAATCTCCGTTAAGAAACCATATTTTTTTGCTTCCTTTTATTACAGAGTCGTTATTGTAAATTTCGCTCTCAATAATTCCTTTTCTAGTAACCATCTACCCTCTCCGCTTTCCATAGGTGGGTGAAAAAATTTTCTAGTGCCACATCTAATGCAGTATATTTCTATATGTTGGGTGTTTGTATATTGTCTATCAACAAACAAACGACCAGTACATTTTTTACAAAAAAGCATAAATAATTTTTAGTTTGGAATGCCAACGGCAATTAGATTAACAGCAAGAGACAAGTTTCCAGATGCTCCAAACCTTACAAACCCATCAACTTTAGAGGTAGTTGGTTTTTGTAAAACAACTGTAACGTTTTGACCAGCCTCAGTATTTCCAATGTTTAATGCTGTTGCTGTAACTATTGGTGGGAATTTAAAATCATTTTGAAATGAATAAGTAAATGCTCTTTCGTTGCCCGCACTTACAATGCTATTTGTAAAAATTTCTACATATCCACCAACAACTCTTGCATTTGATGTTTTTATAGTTTCTTTAATTGATGGACCATTATCAATGCTTGTAAAATTGTATGCTGCAGAAGAAATCTCTGTAGATAAATCATTAATAGTTTTAGCCAACTCATAGATATATGTAACATCTAGTGGTTGCCCACGTTCTGGTAGCGGTATTTTTGCCATTGTTCCTCCTATTTAATTATACCAAAGAAACTATACTTGATTCAAATATAGTTAATTCAGCATTTCGTACTTTGTTAATACCTTCAACCTGTATGGCTACTCTAACATTTGTTGTGCCAGTATTAATAAAACTATATGTGTGAATTGGAGAAGTTCCATGATATGCATAACTACCCCCATCAAATTTTACAAAAATATCGTATTTTGGCCTAGTATTTTCATCCCCCCAAATAACTGTAGAAGTATTTCCGCTAACAATTAATTCACCATCAACCTCTTCAACTTCTGGAGCGGTTGCTAAGAATATTGGAGACCAATGAGAGTATCTGTTTTTATCTTCAGAAATAACTCTGTATCTTATAGAATATTCGTTATTATCTCCTACAGGTGGTAGTTGACTTTTAGGAATAGTTAATTTTTTAATACCTGCGTCAGACATTAAGAGACGCCAACTGTAAATCTAAATTCTATATAATTACTAGTATTAGGAGACTTTATAACTGTTTCTGCATTGTTATTTTTAACAAGGGCGTATCCAGTTAACCCATAAAGTGGATTAACAGTTTGAGTATTTTCTAATCTCATAGCATCCAAAGCGACATAATAATCTTCTGATGGGTTTCCATTATCTATAACAGAGGCATAAATTTTAACGACTGTTACTGCATCCCAAGTAAAGTTTGCGCTTGTATATAGTTCTTGTAGTTCTTTTGATACAACAAAATACCTATTTGTTTCAAAATCTTGACTTGATTCTGTATTTCCAGAATCTGCATGATTTATTTCTGTTTCAAACCTTGCAAACTCTCCAGAGCCAGCATCTGTTGATGAGAAGTCTACCAAAACTCTAATTGTGTCTGGAATTGCAAAAGAGTTTCCATCTTTATTTATTAAAGAAAATGCTAATCTCAACTCATCTTTAGGAGAGTTTCTACTAAAATCAACTTGTGGTCCAGTTAAATGTATATGGTTTGATCCTGATTCGACTACAAAATGATCTTCTGTTGGACCACTTTCTTCGCTAATTGTTAAATCTGCTTCATCACCTCTAATTAAAATCATATTATTTAAAAATCTAGATCTTTCATATCTACTTGCACGAGATGTTTTAAAAAATATTGAGTTATCGGCATTTGTTTGAAAAACTGTATCTGCAACTGCAATAATATTATCATCCTCTTCATTATCTAATGGCGCTATGAAAGGAAGAATTTCAGTAGCAGCAGCAGCGGTATGGTGTTGCCAATTTTCTCCAGCAGTAAAAGCAAAGACTGTTTTACTATCATATGCACCAGCAGATGGATTTGATCCAGCAGAGTATAAGCCTACTTCTGATATTTCATATCTTTCCTCTGTTGGTAATTCTGCTGTTAAAACAATTTTATCAATACCGTTTTCTTTTACAAATCCTCTTGAAGAAATAGGAACACGAAACATTTCAAAATCAAGATTTGTTTTAAGAGAAAAATCACCTTGTGTATCTGCGGTATCTAATGGAATTGGACCACAGCCAACAGCAATATATGAAGCATAGGCTGGAGACTGACCAAGCAGGTATTTACCAATAATGGACTTTCCAGCATCAGTTATCATGATTCATTCCCGTCAAATTGTATAGTATATATTGTACCACTGGTGCTTAATTGAACCTCAAGTTGTTCATCATTGTTTAAACCAACAGCCTCTATTACTAAGTTGCCAGAGTTGTCAACATAAACGTTAGTACCATTTAATCCATTACCCTCATTTGGAGTTTTTTGATCAAATCTAATTGAAAATCCAGAAAAATATTTGTCTGAGGTTTTTTGTAATCCTAAAATGTTATTTGAATTATAAGATTGTTGTATTGATCTAATATTTTTTATTGGCTGATAAGATATATTTTGACCATTGATTGTGTCATTTCTTGTTATATTAATTAACTCTTGTCCACCAATATTTTCAAATATTAAATCAGCCATTTGTTCTGTTGGGACTGAGTCGTCATCAAACAATACGATGTCTGGTGTAGCGGTTTTAATTAAGTTTACATTAGAAGATGAAAGCATTTGATTGATGCTTAATGGTGTATTGGGTGTAGGTGATAGGCTGTTTGACATTTTATACCTCGCTTAAATAAACGGTCATATCTGGACCATTGGAGTTTCTTGAGTAGTCAATATTATATACTACAAACCTATCAGTTTCAGGAGATACTAGATCTAAGTTATCTGAATTTTTATAATTAATTGTTACAATATCTCCTAACTGCAATGTTGGCATAGCAAATAATTTTAATCCTATAGATTTTTTGGGAGTCATAACTTTATTAATAATCCATCCCATTAATGCCTCTGCATCATCCTGTGTTTGTATATAAGGAGTATTTATTGAAAATTCGTTTTTACCATAAATTAATCTACTTAACTTAATTTGATCATATTTATCTTTTTCAATTAATGGAGAATAAGTTAATGAGTTACCTTGAAACGGTGGGTCTGAAAGGTTACCACGTTTTTTAAAATATTCATCAACAGATAATTCATGGGTGGTATCTTGTGTAAATGCAATACCTTGAATTCTTAAATAATTTCCAGTTGTTTCATCTAGGTTAATTGCTGAATCTGTTGAGTTAAAAATTAAAAATTCTGCCCCGTAAGAGTCTGCATAGAATCCAGATGTAGTGTAACTTTTAATTCTATTAAATGTTGGAGATAGTTGAGCATAAAGTGCTGGGTATGCACGATCATACTTAATATTAAAATATGCACACTCACGCATAATTGACCCAAATTCTTCAAAATACATATTATATTGTGGTGGTTGTTGAGCACTAATTCCAGATAAATAAGTTGATTGAATAATTCCGCTCATAGCATATTTTCTAAATGATTCATTAATGCTAACTTCTTTATTGTTAAACGCAGAAGACAAAGTTTCTCCTACTAAAGCGCTAGAGTTTTGAGAGTAGTTTTCTGATAAAGCATAAATATTTTCAAACATACATCTTGAAGATCCACGGGTAAACAAGGCCATATTGTTGTAAATTGGAAGTGGATCTGGATCATCTACCACCTGAATTATTTGATTGTTAATGTATAAGAAAAATCTTCTAGTGCTTCCTATATCCTGATATTCTACCGATAAATCATATACTGTTGAATTTTCTTCTCCAGAAACTCTATACTGTCCAGCAAATTTTCCATCATCTACTAAAATTTTGCTAAGACCTCCCCATAGTTTTATTGGAATTGCATCGGATAGCAAACTATCTTTTTTAATTTTATAAAACACTATATTATTAATTGATATATTGGATTGATTGTTTTTATCTAAATTTAAATATGACTCAACATTATTTTCTGTTAAAGCAATAATTTCAAAATAATATCCATTATTTGTTTCTGGATTTAGCATTACTGCTAGCCCGCCAGAGCCTCCTCCAATGCTTATGCTTTGGTTTGGCTGAACACCACTAACTTGATAATATGGCATGCTTCCAATTGGTGTTTGACTTCTAGTTTCACTATTTTCAACTTTTCCTACTAATCTAATTCTTGTTCCAAAATGTTTATATGCGCTATCTAAATTTTTATAAACATAAGAAACAAAGTCAATTGGTATTTCTGTAGTTTTAAAAGATGGCCCATTCATAATTAAAGCAGAAGATTGAATAGTTCCAGACTGAGTTGACTTTAAATTGTTTACTTCTGTTTCTGTAGAATAACTAGTAGCCATACTATTCTTAATAATACTATTCCTAGATGTTCTTTTTGCTAAAGTATTGTCAATTCCTGCTGGTCCAACTATTGTTGCTGGTAAAGTGGGGTTAACTTCTGTTGTAAAAAGGTATTGTGATTTCATGTTGCATCCACGAACATTGTCATTGTTAGACCAATAAGAATTTATTCCAGCGAAATGTGGCGCAACCTGTGTGCCAAATTGACCACGACCATGCTCATAAACTGCTCCTGGTTGTAATCTTGTAATGCCATCAACTGATTCATAATATGGTGTTGAAAAAATACGAATTAATCCAGTTGGATATATTTTTCCATTAAATGGAAGCGATGCAAAATATTTTTGATATTCTTGATTATTTGAAATCCAAACGTTTCCAGTTCCAGTAATATTAAATTGTGCTGCATCATATCTAATTATTTCACCATTAGAATATAGGTAGCCCTGATATCTTGTTAACCAGTATACGTTTTCTCCAATGTCAATAATATTATTTGTCACTACTCCACCAACTACCGTTGGCAATTCAATAGACAAGTCAGAGTTTAATGGCATTGCCCCTAAAACATAATTGCCTTGTTTTGATGCTAACTCATTTACAGTTTTTGTTGAATTAGTTCCAGATACTTCCCATAACAGAACTGGTTTATATATCCATGTTTTTTCTTTATCAATCATAGAGGACTGTCTAATAGATCCGTAGGATCTTTGAATATACCTGGCTGTATAGTTTATTTTTCCATCATTAAATATTTTTTTATCTTCGCTACTTATAGCAATAATATTGGGTATAGTAGATGTTGTTTGATTTTCAATAATACCTAAAGAAGATTGATTATTATTTCCAAGCAACTGTATGTCAGTGTTTCTCATATCTTCTGTTGGCATTAAGTAGTCTTTGCTCATTACTATAAAATTATTATATTCATCAAAAAACATTGCTGTTTGTGTTGATATTGCAAGTTGATTTAATACCTCTGCAACATTTTGATCTGGAGCAATAAAAAAGTAAGGAATAATTGGATCGTTTTCGTTTTCAATTCTTTTAAATGAGTAGTTAGTAAAACCAATATAATCAAGCAATAGAGATATAGCATAACTTAATGACACTTCTGTAACGAGCATTCTTGGAGCAGGCATTGATTCTAAAAAGAAATAAAAATCTCTTAATTCTAAAGTTAATGTTCCAGCAGTTACATCTGATTGTGGCATTCCTTCTGAGTATAAAGTTTTTATTGGTACAAAATAATCTGAACCTACTACATTTAATACTTGCTCGTAAAAATTAAATTTAATATTTTTTCTTAAATAACTGCTAATAATACTATTTAAATTATTGGGATTAAAGGCTTGCTCAGTATCAAATATGGAAATAGATCCAGTAGATGCTAACAATTGACCGACTGGTAAAGAGGTGTTACCAATATCAGAAAGAGACTTTTTTACTTTGTATTCAATAACATCATCTGATATATCTACCACTAATCTAGGAGACATTTCGATTAAGTCAAAAGTAGACTCATTTTTATTCATTAACTCTACAACAATTCTAATACCACGAATATATTCAAACTCTCTGTACTTAGTCTCTGCACTAACTGGATCAATAAAACCTATTGGAGATGCAATATTTTTAACAAAATTAGTTTGTGAAACAATTGATTCAGAGCCAAGTTTCCAACCATAATCTGGTGTGAATGTTTCGTAAGTAGATAAATTGTCATTCCAAACATAAAAAGATCCTATGCTTGATTCGTTTTGTCTAACTAAATATGCATACCCATTTACAGATGATTCTGGAAGAAGAGTTTCAGAAGAGTAAGTTTCTGCAAACACAAAATTATTAACAAAACGATCTGGAATTATTAAGCCATACTCTAACTCCACATAACCATCTGGTTGAATTATTTCGCTACCATCTGCCCTTGTTGAATTTTCATTAAAAGAATAAGCATCTACCCAATTATTATTTTTTAGATACTGGATTTTCCATCTTTTTGGTGTTGTTTTATTAGCATCTCCATAAAGTGGGTCTGGGGTCGTTGATGAAAAACTAATAAGATTAGTTAAGTCTACGCTTCCGACGTTAGTTTGCACCTTAACTACAATTCTATTGGCTGGAACGTTTTCTTTGTATACTACAAAAGGAACTGCATCGTCTATGTAAAATAAACCATTTAAGATATTTCTTGCAATTCCACGCTCTACGTTGTTTTCTTTTCTATATGAGTTCCAGTATTTAAATTGATCATATCTAGAAGACATATAGTATCTTGGTCTTTGTGCTAAAAATGCTCCAGAGTTTGCTAGATATTGTTTATTATTATAAAAAAATAAAGGTTTGTTGATTCCTGATCTTGGTCTAAATGGTTTTAGGCAGTCTTCTAATGAATATAATAACTTTCGTTTTTGTTCTATAGATGTAAATTGTTGAGGCAAGTCTTGATTATCTACCCCGCCATCTATAGATATTTCAGAGTCTGTTGCATCTGTATAGTAATCGCCTTCGTCTAATTGATCAAAAGATAATGGCAATGTTCTATATTTTATTTCTGACCCAATTGGTCTGTACCTGTAATTACCAACATAAAAAATATTATCTGGCATGTTCATGTTCCACTCAGCAGTAACTAAAGATTTTGTTTGAATTGTTGCTGATGTTTCAAAGTGAGTTTTTAATGCTTCGCTAACAAACAAGTTAGACCTCTTCCAGTGTTACCGAAATATTCCAAAGATCGTGATTTGTTGCCCCACGTTTAACAACACTGTAATTAAAATCAGAAAAATACACTTGTATAATTTGGTTGTATTGAGCAAGATGTCCAAAAGATGCGTTGGTAATTTCTCCGTTAACTGGAAAGTTTTTATATTTATCGTATGCTAAAAACATCCAAAATGGACCTTGATGATTTTCGTACCAGTCTAATATTTCTACTCCACCTGCTCCGCCATCTGAAGTAAATTCTCCAGTTGTATTTTTATTTGGTGAAAAGCCAGTTGAACCAAAGTCTGCTAACTCAGAATAAGCACGGGATGGTAAATTATTCCAAGATACTGACATAGTTAATTTATCTGCAATATGATAAGACCTCATCCTACCATTAATAGTTCTTTCACGTTTTTCAATTCTCTCAGTATTAAAAGACATATCGCTTCTGTTGTGATCTGACAACATTAAAAATTGATCAACGCCACCTGCGGTAAGGGCTGGATCTGCCCCTATTTCTTGTCCAGTTGGCACGTAAAGACCGTCTACTAGGGTTCCAGCATTCTCTGACCAAAGAATTCCTTGTGGTCTCTGATATCGCTTTCTGCCTAAAACGTATGCTGCGGTTGCCATTATGCCCCTCTTTGAGTTTTAATTCTTTGATTGTCAATTTGTTTAATCTGTGTCATAACAGTCCTTGCAATATCGTTTGGATTTGCATCAGATTTAACATTAACATTTAGACTATAATTATACACTGAAGACCCACCGTAAGAGCCATCATTTATTTTATTAAGATTATTTACTCCAAATGATTCAACAGCATTTTTACGAACAACAAATTCTCCAGGGGTAAGCATTGCTGGAATTGTATCAGTGCCTTTAGAGTATCCTCCAGCAACGTAATATTTAGGAACCATCCCACCTTTGGCCAGATAGCCCCACCATGGTTCTTCTTTTGCTGATTGTCTACCGAGTCTTGGATCAACACCAGATTCAAATGGATCTATTGGTGTTGTAAAACTGGCTGCCGTACTTATACCTGTTATTTTTTTTGCTAATGGAGTTTTAAATGCACTTGCTGCTGATTTAGCAACTTCGTCTAAAGCCCGTTTTAATGCATTTGTATCACCAAGTGCTCCTCTTAAAGCATTAGTTAAAAATGAATCACTTTTAATATTTATGTTTTCATTTTGTGCAAGGTCTAAAGCCTTAACTGCTTCATCTATTTGCGATTTTGTTAAACCTAAATATTTAATTTCTTCTTTTCTTTTTTCAATTGTTTTTTCTAATGCAAACTTCATTTCATTTTGAGCATTAATATTTTTTTGAATAGCATCTTTTTGAAGATTAAGTGGTTCTATTTGGTTGTTTTGAATGGTAGCAATATCAAGTTGTAATTGCTTGTTTTCTTTTTCTAATGCATTTCTACCAAGTAGATTAATTCTTGAATCTCGTGATGTTGTTAAAGCACCTTGCATTCTTTCATTAATAAATGCTGCCTGTCTTGATCTTGCTTCTTGGGCAATTACTGCAGCAGCAGAAATATCTCCACGAGATAATGCATCTGCAAGAGTTAATTTTTCTTTTTCAGAAGCAGCAATTTCATCATTGATATCTCTAATTTTATTTAATGCATCAATTTGTAAGTTATATCTTTCATTAATTTCATCTTCTTTAATTGCTATTTGATCTATTAAGTATGCATTCGATTTAATTTTTGCTTCAATTGGACTAATTGCTGTTTCTGTAATTGAATCAATCTGTTTATTTATGTTTTTTAATAAATCTTCTTGTCTTTCTAGTTCATCATTATATGCTTTAAGTTTTGGAGCATTTTGCATATCAATTAACTGCTCTTGAAGTTGTATATATTCTTGTGCTTGTTTTAATACATCAAGTTGTGTTTTTGTTTTTTTTGTTTCTGTATTGTTTAAATCTTTAAATGAATTATTTAATGACTTATTTGCAAGTTCTTGTAGTTTGGTTGCGTCAGCAATTGCTCTTCTAATGTCAGCCTCTATAGCACCTTTTCTTATTTGATCTTCGGCAGATGTCGGATTATCTGCAGCAATTCTTAAAGCACCTAGTGCTGCCATTGAGACTGTGGCTCCAACGGCTGCTGCCTGTAGAAGTAATATTTTAGTTTTAACATCATTTATCTGCATAGCATTTTTAGCAAGTTCTGAGTCCATTTGATTTAATGCTGCATTTAATAATAAAGTTTGTTGTCTTGCATTTGGAATTTGTGTTATTAAAGTATCCATTGTTTTAGCAAATGTTGAATTAAACTTTTCTCCACTTATTACTCCATTTTTAAACATTCCAGATAATCCATTAAGATATGTTTTAAACATTGCTCCTGTATTGTTTAACTCTGCTTCTATTTTTTTACCAGGAACTAGTTTTGAATACCATCTTCCATCTGCTTCTAAAACCATTTGTCTTTCAAGATTGTCACTAATAAATTTGGGTAATGCTGAAAACTTGCTGCCAAGTTCAGTTTGTAATTCCGTGTTTAATGCGTCTACATCAATATCTCTAAAATCAATCTTTAAACTTGTTTTTCCAGCCTCTTCTTGAATTCCTCTAAGTATTAAAGAAACTTGTTCTTTAGAAAATCCTTTTCCAAGCAATTCTTGACCTCTTGTTTTTAATGCTGTTGCAGCATCAGTATCTGATAATTTTGAAACAGCCTCTATTGTAGATGCAAATTCTTTAAATGTGTCTGATGCTTTAAATTTATCTAATGACTCTCTTGTATTTTTATCAAGAATTAGTTGTGGTTTAGTACTCTCTAGTCCAGTTTTTGTAGGAACTACTCCAAAATACTCACCTAAACTTTCAACTTGTTTTGTGCTATTTTTTATAGCATCGCCAAATGCTTCTAATTGTTTTCTTTCTTTTTCTCTTTGTGAATTAACAAATTTAATAATTGCTATGCCAGCGGTTAGCGCTAAGGCAGCACCGCCGAATGCAAATTTAAACTTACCTATAAAACCAAGCAAACTTTTTGGAAGTATTTGTAATATGCTAGAAAATGCAAATGCTACTCCGCTAATTTTAAAAATAGCCTCTGATAGTTTTCCTAAATTTCCACCAGCCATTGAAGCAATACCAGCAAAAGATGTTAAAGCAAATGTGCCACCCATAATTTTACTATTTAAATTGCCTAATTTTTGAGAAGATGTCGTTAATAATTGTGATTGTTTTTGTTGTTGAATATTTAAAAGATTTTCTCTGTTAATTCTTGCCTTTTCCGTTATTTGTGACAATGGAATTCCTGCTGACTTGGGTGCATTTGATGCTACATAACCTGGTTGTCCTGGTGCTCTAAATGGAACATTTCTAACTCCACCAACTGCAGCGTTAGCCAAAGTCGTCCCTACTCTTGCCACATCATCTTGTCTATCTGTCATTCCAACTTCTAAACCACGGGCAATGTCTTGTCCAATTTTTATTGTTTTTCTAGATGGAGAAAATGTTTGTGCTTCTTTTTCTGTAGCCTCAATTGCAGATCTTGCACTCTGTATTCCAAGTTTTTTAGATAATGTTGCATTTCTTTTTTCTAACTCTACTCTTGCTTTTATTTGTTTTTCTGGTGAAAGTCCTAAAACTCCTCCAGCAAGAGGTCTTATTCCTCCAGCAATTACTCTTTCTTCTGGGACTACATGTGCTCTGGTCAGTTTTTCTGATGTGTCTAATGGCAACATTCCTGTAACCCTTTTAATACCCGTTTGGAATCTTTTTGCTTTTCCAGTTCTTACACTTCTTGGTGCAGCCCTTACAACATTTCCACTTTCATCAACATCTACTCCAGGTACTCTAACATTTCCTCCAGAAATTATATCTGCATCTGTAGGATATGCAAAAGAACTGATACCTTTTGCCATTCCTGCTCCAGTAGGACCAGTTGCAGAAAGTTTAGATAATATCTTTTCAATTTCTTTTTTTCTTTTTTCAAATAATTGACTTATATGGCTTGCAGACTTTCCAGTTTTAGACATTTCATTTGCAGCAGTTCTTAATTCTGTAGTTATTTGTTCTGTGTATGGAGAAACTTCATCTGCCATTTCTAGAATTTTTTGTTTAGTTAATCTCATGTTGCCTTCAATTGCGCCAGCCTGTACTGCTGTATTTCTTAGAGATTGTGAAAATCCTTTAGTTTCTAAAAATTCTGGAGACATTCCAAAACCACCTGGTTTGTTTCCTGGAGCAAACATTGTATATGGTGCTAGATTTCTTTCTTGTCCTCCATAAAGACTGCTTACTCCATCTTTATATCCAGGAATATTTCCAGCAACCATACCCTGAATTAACGGTGCATATTTTTTGGCAAATTCTGCTGGAATAACTGCTTCTCCTGGAGATAGCATTGCTGGAACAATGTCTCCCGCTCCTTTTGGTCCAGGGACTGAAACGATACCACTTGCTAATTTTTTTGGACTTCTTCCTGGCATCATCATTCCAGGATTATTAAACATGAACGATTGACCTGCTCTAGTAGCACTTTGATATGCTGCAATTAATTTTTGAAGTTCTGCTGTTTCAGCAGTAAACTGTTGTGTTAATCTTGCGTGTGATTGATCTAGTGAGTGTGCTGCTGCTGCTGCTTCTAGTTGTTCACTATTTAAATATTGAGTTTGTTGACCTAAGATTTCTGATTGACCGCTTAATCTCAAATATCCCTGTCTTAATATCATTGCACCTTTGACTGCGTTAGCCAACAAGTTAGCCAATAAACCAAAAGTCATTAAGAATATAGGTCCAACAGCACCTATTCCAACTGTTAATACTGTAATTAATCTTTTAGTTCCTGCTGAAAGATTTCCAAATTTTTCTAATACTCCACCGACAAACTCTAGAATTGGAGTTGCTGCCTCTAAAAATGCTTGACCTACTGGAACTAAGGCTAATTTTAAATCTTCTACTGTTTTCTTAAATTTATTCATTGCAGAATCTGCAGTCATTCCTAATTCTTGTTCAGATAAACTTGATAATTCTTCAACAGAAGAATTTGCTAAAGAAAGAACACGAGCAGCCTGATTTCCTTCTTTTGTTACGTTAGCAAACAATGTTGACAAACGAGCAAACTGGAACTTACCAAACATTTGTTCAATAGCCTGTGCTCTATTTAATGGATCTAATTCATTGAGTGCCTCAGCAAATTCAATAACGGTTGCTTTAAGGTCACCTTTATTTTTTACAACAATCTCTCTAGCATTAATTCCAAAAGACTGAAGCATTTCAGATGCTCTGCCAGTAGGATTAATTAATGCAGCAAGACCAGATTTAAGTGCGTTAGCCCCTTCTGATGCATTAATTCCGCCCTCTTTCATTGCTGCTATAAAGAATGTTAAATCTTTTACATCTCCACCTAGTTGTTGAATAACTGGAGCAACTTTTGGAATTGCAATAGTGATATCATCAAGTGATACAACTGTTTGGTTTTCTACTGCGTTAAGAAAGTCAATTGACTGTGCAAGTTTATCTGAAGACATTCCAAAAGCATTTTGCAAAGAAATGGTTGTTTCAAGTGCTTGCTGACTATCAATTTGACCAAGAATAGATAGTCGTGTCGCTTCTGTTGTCTGACGTTGAAGGTCTAATCCAGAAAAACCTGCTGCTGCTGCTTCTGCAGCCAATCCAACAGTCGTTGAAACTGCAACACCATACTGGGTAAATGCTTTTCCAAGTTGTGTTATATTATCTAGGGCTTCTTGTGTTTCTTCTTTTGGTGTAAATAAATCTCCGTAAACTTTTTTAAATTTGATGGCTTGTGCTTCCATCTCCATAAATGTTTTTGTTGCTGCTGCTCCTACTGCCATAAGTGGAAGCGTAAAACCAACCATCAACTGGCGACCAGCCCACTGTGTATTTTTACCAAAGTTTAATAAATTGGTAGATCCTTGCTTCATTAATTGATTAAATAATGCTTGTTTCTGTGCGGCTATGGATATTTTTGTACCAAGATCTTGCATATTAAGGCTGGTGGGTCTAATAGCAATTGCTTCCATTGCTCCACTAGCATTACGACCCATTTTAATATATTGAGTTTGTAGTGTTTTTACACGTTCTTCTGATACCTTGCCAATTGTGTCAAACTCAGATTTAAATAATCTTCCAAATGTTTTTGTGGATGCTCCAGCATAGCGGAAATACTCCCGCATTGAAAATTTATTTTTTTCTAAAGAATTGGTAAAAGTTTCTGCACTTGTTTTAACTGTTCTAAGTTCTGCAGAAAAAGCACCAATAGAGTTAATACTACTAAGTAAATTTTTCTGCAGAGATCTTTGAGAAAGTGCTGCTGATTCGCTAGACCTAGCGATAGAAGAGTGAAACTGAGATATCTGTCTTTGTAAAGCCTTTAACTGTGCTAACGCTGCAGACGTATCTATACTGACGCCAATATTAGCATTAACATCAGCCATTTATCACACCTTTTCTAATATATAATTATGCCTGTGAATTAAGAATGTCTGTAACAGATGACAAGTTAATGCCAGATGCTGCTTCAACAATTTTATACACAGTTGGAAGATCTAAAAGATCTTCTAGTTTTTGAATGTCTCCAGCCAATTCTGGCTTGTATTGCTCCATAGCAATTTGTACACACTCAATCAGAAGAGTCATTGATTTCTCATTATCTTCTGCAACCTTAGCCACCCCTTCAAACTTCTTCATAAATGGACGAAGAAGAGAGATTTTTAGCGGGCGAACTGTTATTTTTGTTCCATCAATGAGGGTGACTTGTTCAGCCTCATGCGTGGTTGTCGCCATTATTTCCTCCTATAGGTTATGTCAATTATAGCATAAAGAGGTTATTTTGTTAGATCTTCGTAATCCAAACCCATCCCTATGCCAAACCCTGCTTTTTGTGCATTTACACCTTGTAAGGCTAAGACATCATTGCTATCTTTTGTTGCGCCTTTACTAAATACTCTGGCTTTCATATCTTCCCATTCTTTTTGACCCTTGTTTTTATTTGTTTCCCCGTCTAAATCTACGCCTTGAATTGCAGCCAAAAATTTCTTTTCTGTATAATCTAACTCTCGGCTTACTTCTAAGGTTGCCATTAATTCTGGCATTGATAAAGAAGTTTCTAATTCTTGATAATCTTTCCATATACCTAGTAAAAATACTTCAGACTCTAGTTTGGCTAAGTCAAGATTTTCCCATGTCTGCCCGCTGTCTATTGCTTGATCTTTAACTGGCTCTTGTGACTTTTTATTAATACGTATTCCAGCAGCAATATCTAAAATATCATAAATTGTTGGCATATCTATATTATCTTCAACATCTTTAACGGTACCCGCAATTTTAGGATAATATTGTTTCATACATACTCTGACACACTCTACCAATACGCCAATTGCTTCATCATCATGTTTAGTATTTTTAATGTTATCAAATGTTATCATAAAATCACGAAGATATTTTATTTTTAATGGTATTATTTCTAATTCTGTACCATCAAATAAATAAACCACTTTGCTTTTATATATTGTAGTTGCCATATAAAATCTATTCTATCATAAAACAACAAAGCCCACATCCGAAGACATGGGCTATGTAGAATAGTTAAACTATTAAGATAATAATTCTCCGAAGGTACGATCAACGATCTTACCGTATGAGCCTGAAGTATCTTCTGGTAATAAACGGAATGATACTTCAAACATTGAAGCCTCATCACGCTTTGCTGAAACTGTTACGTTTTCAATTGACAAAGCACGGTATGCTGTATAAACACGTTCCACGAATGGAGAGTCAATACAATCACCTGTACCAGGTCCTACTGCAACAATTCCACGCTCTACTGGACATTCACCGATATCTCCTGCAGATAGGTTTAAAACCTGTCCTGCGTTAGATGCCTTTGATCCAGATAGTTCATCTGAGTTAAATGCTAGAGCCAAAAGAAGATTCTCAAGGGTAGCCTCAGCAAAAGCAGTTGCAAGATTTACTTGCATGCCCTGCTTGTAAAGTTTAGCAACGTCAAGAATTTGGTCAACCTGTACTTCACCGAAGTCTGGTTGGAACTGTAATTCAAGACCGTTCATGGTGTAACCTACGTTTGTATAACCTGCATCATCAGCAAGGGTTTCCTTGAATGATTCTTCAGTATCAAAACTTTCCAGTGTACCTGGAGTTAAAGTTGTGTCTGCAACAAAAAGTGCTGCAGCGCCAACGATAATGTTGGTCGATGTTCCACGACTATATGCCATTTATTCACCTCTTTCTATAGAAATAGATATTAAGTTGTTTGGCGTTTGTTTCCTCATGTTAATTATAACACCGTTTTATGTGTATCTTTCTGATACCCCACCCCCACCTGTGTGATAATCATATTCAATAATAAGTTTGTTTAATCCTAGGGTTCTAGCAGAGGCTAATTCTAATATATCTCTACTTTCATCTGCCTGATAAACCTTTATATTGTGAAAAAATACATTTTTAGCAATAGCATTTTCATTTTCATCAAGAATATCATTTTCAGATATCCAGAGGTTTAGGTCTTGAGCAGCAGCATCTTCTCTATCTAGGCATTCAATAATAACCCTAGTAGTGTCAATTAGTTTAGAAAGATTTGGACTATAAATAAAATATATTAATTGCTCTCTTTTATGTCTATAAAAAGTTGTTGGTCTAAATCTGATAAGTCTATCAAAGATAATTACTGTTGTATCTGGGTTGTTTCTAATAAATGGAATGTCATTATAGATACCTTCCACGCTATCAGGAACCTGTGCTGGAAAAAATGGTTGAAATGGTTCTGGTCCAGTTGGCATTAGTGGATTGCCATCAACCCCTTTAAACTTTCTTAATTCTTCAAGAACATAGGCATTTAAAAAAACAGGTGGAAATCCTGTATTATTATTTACACTTATTAACTCTGACATAATACTATTCTACACCAATCTTTGCATTAACAATCCATTTAAAGCCAGTGTCGATACCTTTGGATTTACCCATTCGAGAACCAACCTTAATATTTTTTTTAAATACTGTTGGTTTTTTAATATAATCATACATTCCGCTAGCCCGTAAAAACGATTGTTTAAAATATTTTAAAATAAACTCATCCATAATTTTTTCAAATGATCCCCTAGCCTGACTTCCTCCAGGATTAGAAATAACTACTGACTTTTTGGTAAACACTGTTTGCCCACCTTCACTAAACACCAAGACTGGTGATCTTCTAGGTTTTATTGTAACTGGAATGCCATCTTCCATAATTTTTGCTTTATTGTAAAATGGTACGTTAGAATCTTTTTTAACAGTTTTTGACTGTTTAAAGTTTGAATTAATGCTTAATCCTAGATTGCTAACTGTATAGTTAATGTTAAATAATCTTGCGCTAGGGCTACCAACTTGATACCATTCATAAACATGTTGAAGTGCTGCTGGATTTCCTCTTGCTGAAACATCTACATATCTAGCCATTGCTTCTATTGTTCCTGCTCCTAAATTTTTTAAAAAAATAGTTTTACCTTTTTGAGCACCCTCTAAAAAACCAAAAGCATATTCAACAATATTGTTCATTTGTTTATTAAAACTTTTAGTATTTGTTGTAATTATCATTAGTCTGTTATGGTTTGATTTTCTGTCCTACGCAACAATATTTTAAAGTATTCAACTGAGCCAAATGGTCCACTAAAAGGATCTACTGTTGCTACTTCATATATAGTTCCACGCCCAGACCTTGGTCCCCCTGTTTCTCTGTATATAAGTTCATCATTGGTATTACGAATGTTTGTAATTAAAATGTTTGTAATAGCATTATCTGTTTGAGTTGAAGACATTCTTGGATCTGTCTTTGTTCTTGCTATTAATTTGTTTTCATGTTGTAAAAATGCTTCTGGCTTAATTTGTTCAGTACCTGCTCCTCCTACAGAAGTAGCATTACAGATAATAGTTCTGTCATAAAACCATGTCCTGCTTGCCTGTCCATATTGAGTTTGTGTTATAACTGGATAATATAAATCTGCCTTCATTGGATAAAGAAAGTCTGTTGTTGTACAGTCTTCCATCATAATACTCCTGGACGAATAATATTCTCTTTATATTTTTCTAAAATTTTATCTACTAATATGTTTCCAGTGCCGTCAATTAGACGCTTATCATATTCAATTTTAAACTGATCAGTGCTATAGTTTTTAATATATCTCTTATAATAATCTAATTTTCCACACTTAATATCATCAATTAACATTAACGTTGCGTCTTGAATATCATAAGGAACAACCTTATATCCTGTTTCTGCTAAAATAATGTAATCTGCACCTTCTGAAAATGCTACGCCTGGAACAACAGTTTGAGTATTTCCACTATCTTCTGTATCAAATAAACTCATAGAGTCAGATATGCCTAGAGGTATACGAGAATATCTTCTTTCTGCACGATTTATAGAGTCAACATTTTCAAGTGGATCTTTAGTGATTGCTGTTTTATCTTTAGTTATAAAAAATGTATAGTCTGTTAAGGCTGGACCTTCTTCATTTTCTATATCGTATACTAGTTCTGCATTTTCATATATTTTTAAAAGTTTGTGTGTTTTTTTCCAAAGCGGTAAATAATCATTTCCTTGACCAACAACTTCTAAATAAGTTCTGTCATAATAAAATCCACCAACGGCAGCATCAATAATTGCTCTTGCTAAATTTTCATAACCTTTATAAAGTGCTATATCAGTTGCTGTATTAGATGTAGCCAAAGATGTTGGATCTACGTATGGCCTCATAATTTCTAGATTATCTTGTACGACGACATCTCCACGAACAAGTATTTCTCCTGAAGAACCACCATCTTCATAAATAGTTAATGCATAAGACTTATCATATTTAACAAAGTCATCATCTAAAGAATAAGTGATATCTTTGGCAGCATTAGACTCTACAGACTCTTCGATTTCTGTTAATTCTGCAATGTTTTCAATAACAATTATATAGTCAGCATTAGCATCTGGAACTTTATAAGTTACAGAAAGTGGGTATGGTGGAAGACGTAGTATCTGCATTTTTATTTACCGTAGTATGAGGCTACTTCTTCTGGTTGTGCAATACGTACCAGTTTGTGTGTTAGCCACTTTTCCGATGCCTCCTTTGAGACTATGTTGTATCCTACTTTTAAAGCCCCTAAACTATCCATATGTAGGTTTCTTTGTGAATATAAGGCTACCTTATTTATTAGTGTTTTTGTTTTGTTTTCTTTTTCTACTAACTCTTTTGTATTTTCTGGTGGAATCCAACTAGCAAGAATTTCTAATATTTCAAGTTTAGTGTTTGCGTCAAACAGTTCTATATTATTTTTTTTTGCATATGCTTTTAATGCCATTACGGTTTTAGTTGATAACTCTTCAATTGTTAAATTCATAAATCTCCTATGCTTATTTGTAATTATACCAGAATAAGAATAAGGAGGGTAGTTTTTACGCTACCCTCCCTAATATTTGATTTTTTAGATCTTAGGAATCAGCACTATCTGCGTCAACATAAGCGACTGCATCTAGTTCTTCCCATTGGATACCAAATCGTACGAATACTGTGTATTCGATAGTATCTTTCTTTGGCTTGTATTCACGGTTTACAGTGATGTCTCTTTGGAAACCCCATACACGGTTCTGAGGGAATGTTAAATCAACATAACCTGCAGGATAGTAAGGAACTTCAAGAACATCTACACCAAGTACACGAGTGGTACGTGTATTACCTAGTGTCTGTGCTCCACCATCAAGAAACTCTTGACGATTTGCTTGAGTGCTACCAGTGCGATCAGAGAACGCTGCTGAGATAGCATCTGCTAATGTACCGTTGTTACGAACAATACCAGCAAAAGCATCAGTACCTGCGT